CGAATGTGCCCCAAATAGGGTTCAATTCGCTCTTGCCAGATACGTGTCCATTGAGCAATCCTTTGTTCAGTTTTCACCCCAAGGTGAAGAAAGCAGTGCTTTTTGCGCTGTTTCTTCTGTGTTATGGAATCCTATGGTTAGTACAATTGTACTATCCAAGTGTATTCCGAAGCACGGTCCTGGGGCCACTGCAGAATATATTTCGGGGAATCTGAAATATAACTGGAGTGAGTGGAACGATTGTCTTGAGCCTTATTTCCCTCTTATTGGTAATGGTTATCCCCTTGGATTACCACCCGATAGTGAGGAGCTCAAATCTTTAACAATCCATTCCATGGGTCAGGAACGGCCCGTTAGGGTCGTACCTGTTCCAAAAACTTTGAAAGGACCCCGCATTATAGCCATTGAGCCTTGCTGTATGCAATTTGCACAGCAAGGGATTATGGGTGAACTAATACGTTCACTTGAATCGTACTGGTTAACAGCTAATCACGTAAATTTTCGTGACCAGTCTGTTAATCAGAGCTTGGCTATTTCTGCTTCGATCTCTGGTCGATTAGCAACGATTGACCTTTCAGATGCAAGTGATCGTGTTCCACTTTCACTTGCTCTTGAGATGTTTCGGTGCCATCCAGATTTACTGGATGCTATCGTAGCATGTAGATCGACATCGGCGCAGCTTCCTAATGGGAGATTAATTTCTCCCTTAAAGAAGTTTGCGTCCATGGGGAGTGCTCTGTGTTTCCCTATTGAAGCTATGTATTTCTACACAGTATGTGTAGTAGCTTTATTGAAGGAACACAACCTTCCAGCTACCCCGTATAACATTTTTAAGGTTACACGGGAAGTACACGTCTATGGGGACGATATTATCGTTCCAACGACGTATGCGACTTCGGTTCTTGAACACCTGCGAAAATACAATTGCAAGGTGAACGCCAATAAGACTTTCAGAACTGGAAAGTTCCGAGAATCATGTGGTGTAGACTCATACGATGGAAGACAAGTAACACCTGTCTACCTTCGCAAATTAAGTCCTAAGAACCGGCGACAAAGCTCCGCTCTTATCTCGTGGGTAGCCACAGCTAACCTTTTCTATCGAAAGGGTTACTGGCGAACTACTACTTTCATGCGAAATCGCATTGAAAGTATCATAGGGCCTTTGCCCTATGTTTCTGAGACGAGCCCAGCTTTGGGCCATCTATCCTATTTGGGATATCGTTCCGCCGAAAGGTGGAACAGAAAACTCCAACATCTTGAAATAAGAGGTTGGATCCCAACTCCAGTTTATCGCACTGATAAACTAGAAGGATATGGTGCTCTGTCAAAAAGCCTCCTCGGTTTGGAGCGACGCGAAAGCGAAGTTCCAATCGGTGATGCTCATGACTTAGAGCGTACCGCACTGCACGGCGCAGTAACACTTAAACGCCGCTGGGTACCCTCCCTCAGTTAATGGGAGGGGCAGGCTTAACTAGCCATGGTGG